CGTTGCGATTTGCCGTGAGCAAATCGACGCTGTCTGTCGAGAGCGTGGTTGCCGCCGCACCAGTCAGAGACTGACTGGATCCGGTGGGGCGGTTCTGGGCGTCGATAATCATGGGTACTTACCCCTTTCCGTTGGCGATTAGACGATGCGGGCTTCAGCGGTCTGGAGCGCATCAACGCGGCGCGTCGGAACCTCGCCGAAGCGAAGGATCTTCTTGCCGCCCTGTTCGTCCCAAGACATGAATGCACCCTTCTGCTGCTGCATCTGACGACGCAGCCAGCTGCGCAGATTGCGCGGCATGTAGAAGGCGGTGCGCGGGCCGACAGCCTCGATCAGCTCAAGAGCTTGGATCATGAGGTCGGTCAGGTTCGGGCCAGTGGCGGCGGTCGTCAGGAGAGCCGTCGTGTCGATGTTCGCGATGCGAACAGCGTGACGATAATCCTTGACCATCATGCCACAGCGCCAGATCCAGTGATCCTCGTAACCCATGAACTTGTTGCCGTTCGCGTCGGCAAGAGCCGCTGCAGCCGGGAAGCCATGAGCACCCTCGCCCGAAGCATTGGTGGCATCCTCGTGGTCGAGGCCACCCATGGTGTTCTTCGGATAAAGGCCGGTGATCGCGTCTTCGTCCCAGTTGATCAGCCAGATCGAACGCAGGTTCGAACCGGTGCCACCTGCGTCGAGGACGTAATTCGCCGTGTTCGACGTCGCCGTATTCACCGTGTTGTAGCGCGGTGCCAAGCCGGTGAACGACTTGGGGTCGAGGTTGGCGTTGCCGTAGAACACGGTCTGGGCCATCTTGTGACCCATGCCGATAATGTGCGGCTTCGCCTCGCGCAGACGATAGCTGTCGACGTCGCCCGACATGATCGCCAATTCGCGATCAACCCGGGAGAAGTCTTCGAGCAGCGCGCAGGTCTCTTCAATCGGGGTGCTGCCCGACTTGGTGACCGGCACACCCTCGTTGATCGCGCGGAACGACGGGGTGGGCAGCGAGGTGCGGACAGCGTCACGGTGACCCGTTACAGTGTTGCCTTCCCGCCAAACCATGTCTTCCAGCAGTTCATTCTGCTGGGTGAGAACCTCGGCGATATCCATCTGCTTCCCATCGGGAGCCATGGTGGAGAGAACGTCGAGGAGTGTGGCAACGCCACTAGCCTGTACTGCCATGTTTAACTCCCTAGTTTAAGCATTTTTCCGCCCGTAGTATTTCTCGGTGCGGCTCTTCTCCGTGGGAGCAGCGCCCCCACGCTCGAAGGTGGTGTCCTCCGCGATGGCTGTACCTGCTAGGTACGACATGCGCACCATGGCAGGGTGGTTGCCCAGCCCGGTGTCTTGGAGGAATTTGCGGAATTCTGGACCACCAAAGCGGTCGATGGCTTTGGCAGAGGTCGCGAGCACTGCGTCGAGCTTCTGCCCGGCGAACACCTCGTCGGTCTGCACCATCTCCTTGGCCTCGGTAGCCCAAGCAGCATGCTGCGCGGCGATGTCGTTCTGCAGGCTGGTGACAACCTGTTCGGACGCCTTCGGCATGATGTTGGTGGCGTAGAGGTCGATGACCTTCTGGAGCCCGGCCTGCGACAGGCCCAGCTCCTTGGCGACCGGCACCAGCGCGGCATAGGCCTCGGTGTCGAGCGTCACACCCTCGGGGAGCGTCGGCTCCTCGTAGTCGCCCTCGGGCGCACCATGGAATTCGTTGGGAGCCGCCTCTTCGGTGGTCTCTTCCTTGACCTCGGTGGTCTCGACTTCTTCTCCCGGCTTAGCCGTCAGAAGCGTCGTTTCCTCCGTAGTCGACGTAGCCGATGAGCCCGGCGCTTCCGTCGTCACGGTCTCGGTCGCCGGAGTTGTCTCCGTCGTCTGTTCTGAGGCGGTCGTATTCTCTTGTTCGGTCACGGGTGGTCTCCTTTGCTGCTTTCATCTCTTCCGTCAAAATAAGCAGAAGTGCTTCCGACTGAGCACGCTCAGCGGTACGGAGGATGTCACACCAAAGGCTCCTGCGCCCCTCCGCAAAATGGAGGTGACGATCTTCGGGACCGTAGGCAACTGTCTCGATACCAGCGTGTAAACGGATTGTCGATAGGAAACGTAAAAACTTTGCATCGAGCATGAGAGCTTCGATGTCCATGCGAGCTAGAGCTGCTCGCGTGATCTTACCTGCTGGCATGAATTACTGACCCATCATCTGGTCGAGCATCGACCCGCCGTTGCCGACCTGCGTGCGACTGAGCAGCTCAGCTGCCTGAGCGCCCTGTGCCGCTGCCGGTGCCGCCTGCATCATCTGCTGCATGCGCTCCTGCTGGGCCATTTGCTCTTTCAGCTCGGCGACCATCTCGTCGGTGCGGATGATCTTCGGGGAGGTATGGGAATTGCGTGCAAATTCGTCGATGGCCTGCTCGGCGTCGAACTTCAACTTGGCGTCTGGGTAGACTGCAGTCAGGTAGCCGACGAATTGGGCCGCGCGCTCGATAGACGAGTTGCTGGTCGCCAGCTGGGCCTGCGCTAGGATCGACACGAAGTTGATCTTGAGCATCTTCCCGCGCATCTCGGGAGGAGCCGGAGCGATCTGGTTCAGGCCCTGTAGGATATTGAAGGTGCGGTCGATGTCGACTTCGAGCTTCTCGATGTTGACGCGATCCACGACCGGGCCGAGCTGGGTCAGCTTCTCCTCGTTGCGGTACATCAACTCCTGCTGGTTGCGCGGCTGGATGCCTTCCATCTCGGTGACGGCCATCCACAGATTGGCGTAGTATATCTCGTTTACACGCCGCGTCAAACGCTCGATCTCGGAAGTGATCCACGATCCTGCATTGGGGTCGAGCTTGAAGTAGTCGACCTTGCCCTGCATCTCGTTGATGAAGTTGATCGAGCCCGGGTCCAGACTGAGCGCGGTCTGCTGCAGACCAGCTGGCACGAACGTCGCCGGGCGCACCATCATGTCCATCGCCCTGCCCTTGCGGCGGGCGGCGAATTCCAGCTCGCGCAGGTCGGCCAGCGCGTTGAAGCCCGGGGAGCTGGAGGAGTAGACCTCGGCCCCGGTGGTCTCCCAGCGCGGAGCGGAGAAGGGCTTGCTGTCGAAGCCACCCTCCTTCAAGAGGACGTCCTTCTTGCTCTGGCCGTCTTCCCACCAAGTCGAGCGCCAAGGCTTGTTGGTGCTGTCTAGCTTGCTGGCATCGCGGTCATCATTCTTCTCGATGACACAGGTGCACTTCACCAGCATTTGGACGTTGCCGGTGTTGTAGGCTCGCTGCACTGTGTCGGACAGCTTGGCCCACGGGAATTTCCTCACCATCTGGTCGACGGTGTAAGATGGTTTGTAGAAGAGGGTGGTGACGCGCAGGCCGTCATCCTCGGCTATCCACACCTCGCCATGGTCGAAGGTGTGGTAGACCGCACCATACTCACGGTGCTCGACCGCGAGCGTCACTGCAAAGCCGATGTTCGCCAGCTCGCTGTAAGCCACCTTGTTGCTGTCGTAATAGTTGGTCTGGGCGAAGAAGGCGTAGATCTTCTGCTCGGTGTCGAATAGCCATTCCTTGACCGGGCCGTACTGGTCGAGATCCTGATCGCCAGTCGTCAGCTTGAACCACGGGCGAGCCGGGTTCGACAGGCCAGTCGACATACCGTGGACGAGGGTGCGCTGGGCGATGATGCCAGCGGTGTCCTGCTTGGCAGTATTGGCTCGGCGCTTCAGCCCGGTCGAGGACATGAAGCGCGACCGTGCTGGCAATGCCAGTCGCTCGATCTCTTCATAGTCCTTGTCGTAGGGATCGCGCACCTGCTTGGCGCTCTGGAAGCGCTTCTCCAACCGCTCGCGCTTGGTCAGGTTGTTGCCTGCGCTGGAGAGTGGCTCCTGCTTGGTGATCAGTTGAAGCGTGCCCATCAGTAGCCCGGTGACGAAGGCGTGGCGAGCGAAGGTGCGCCCAGCGTGCCTTGGTTGGTGAAGATCATCGAGCTGGCCATCAGCCGCTGGCGCTGGCGGGTGGCCAGACGGACGTTGGGATCGCCGCCGTCAGGGAGGACTGACGCGCGGCGATCCGGTATCTCTTGGACCTTGGGGGTCTTGGGCTTGCCAGTGCACACTAGGGTCGGGTGACCAGCAAGGCTGCTGTCAGCAACGCGAGCCCGAGATCGGTGAAGTTGGTGACGCCCTTGCGCCAGCTGATCGCCACGGAAACGACGAAGGTGAGCAGGGCGAGGAGGAGTAGCAAGGTGGGCACTGTCATTTAAACGCTCCTAACTGTTCAGTCGGGGAGGCAGGATCAATGCGTTCGGCTTTTGCCTGTTTCCTTCGAGGATTTCAATCCTCTGCTGACATTCCTTGATCGAAGTGATCAATTTCAGGTTGATGTTGCCCTGCAGGCCGCACACCTC